TAGAGAAGTAGAAGACGAAGTCTTCAGAAGCAGTCAGTCCGTTGTCTTTGATGAAGCAGAAAACAGAATGCATACAATTAAAGCAGTGATGGTTGCTACATTAGGCAAATAAAAAGGATCTTTCGATATCTTTAAGTAGTGATAAAACCGCCCATTTTAGGCGGTTTTCTTTTGCGCTTGTTACTAGTGTGTCACTAGTACGATATTCTTGAACTACCTTTTTATAAGTTCAATAGCTTCACGCAGTTCTTCAATTGTCTTGTGAGTATAGACACGTAAACCAACGTCTTTTGTCTTATGACCCATCATCATATCAGAACATTTCTTGTTTGCACCAACTTCATCAAGCAATGTTCTGAAAGTATGTCTTGCTTCATGCGGTGTTCTATGTACACCTAGATTGTCAACAACTTCATACCAGTAATCATAGAACTGGTTACCAACAAATGGAATATATGAACCGTTTCTATTATCTACATTCATAATGAAATATTCATGATCAGGATTATAGCGCTTAAGTACAAGTGGCTGAATCAGTGAATGAATAGGCACTTGTCTATTTTTGCCTGATTCAGTTTTAGTACCACCAATGAATACCATGTTTTCAATATCTACATTTTCAGTCTTCATCTGTAGAAGTTCACTGATTCTAAAACCGCTATAGATGAAAATCATTACAACATCAGCATAGGCATACTTACCTGATTCATAGATTGACCAAAGCTTATCAATTTGGTCATGTGTGAATGAAGTCTTTGTTGATTCAGGTGTTGATTCAGTAGTAACTATTTGAGAATACTGTTTACTAATTACATCAATTTCATAAGCAAACTTATCCAAATGATAGAAGAAAGCCTTGATTTTCTTTTGTGTGGATGGGTGACCGGCGTACTGATCAATGATATCCTGCATATGTATAGCACGTATTGACTTATACTTAAGATTATACAGTGTCGTACATTTCTTGTACGTAATCCTGATCGCTTTAGCTACACCATCCGATAACTTAGGCATTTTCTTTTCAACAAATAATTCATATACATCCTTGAATGTCATTTCATGTATGTTGATGTTCCAAGGCTCATGATTGAACTTTGCTAATAGCATAAGTCCTTCTTCACGTGTTTCAGTATATCCAATGATGGAATAGATAGGCTGACCATTAGCCTTGAAGCCTTTGGTCTTCCTGACCATGAATGGTTTACGTCTATTACCTGACAAGTGAACTACACTACCGTAACCGTTCGGTAATCTCATGTGTTCCACTTCCTTTGGTACCGCTGAAGTGGTATAATTGTCTTGTATAGTCATACCCTTCAACGGTTTGATTATGTGCTTCAGTGTTCCCACCACTGAAGCTTTTTTTAATATGCGGTTCAAGTAGTCCAACTTAATTCTATATACTTTATATATTATAGAATTGTTGTTAAGTTAACGTTGAGACTTTCATAATATTAAGGACTTTAAAACATCTTGGACTACTTGAACCAATGTGCTTAAAACATGCATTGTATAAGCATAATATGCGGTTCAAGATGATTTGATTTCATCTTGAACCTAAGTTGTACTTAACTTGAACTTTTAGCGTTTGTACTTGTTAATTTCAGTTAGATCACTGAGATTTTCAAGTGCTTTTTGTTTTCCAGCATCATTTAAGCTTTCAAAAAGCTGCACAACCTGAACCGTACTTGAACCGTACTTGGACTGTATTTCATCAAGTAATTTTGATTCATCTGAAAGGTTGGTTTCAAGCACTTCAGCATTCAGTCTATTCATTGGCAAGTTGAAACCCATCAGCCACGCTTCTGATACATTAAGTGCAAGTGCTAGTATCTTCAGTTTGTCCTGCTTTGGTTGAACCTTGCCTGATACATACTGACTAAGGTCATTCTTGTTTAGTTTCACTTGGTACTTGCTACAGTAGGGTTCAGCAAGTCTAAGTATGTCTACTTGTTTCAAGTTTTTCTTGCTCATTATTTGCTTAATCCTAGTAGCAGTACTTTCTTTCATTTCATCATCACCCCCCCTTTCTATAATATATTATATAGTGCGTTGAACTTTTGTTCAATAAATAAATGAATTTTTATTCAATAAAATTGAACAAAAGTATTGATTTATTGAATTTTTATGCTATCATGTAGATAAGTTCAACAAAATTGAACTCGCTAGATGAAAGGAAAAGGAAGTGAATATGATGAAATTCGATTATTCAAAACTGAATGGTAGGATTGTTGAAGTATTTGGAACCCAAAAGGCATTCGCCGAAGCAATGAACCTATCAGAAAGAACTATTTCACTTAAGATGAATAGTAAGATTTATTTCAACCAGGATGAAATAGTCTTAGGTATTCAGTTATTGAAATTGACAGTGAATGACATACCTGATTATTTTTTTACTTTAAAAGTTCAAGTAAATTGAACTATTTAGTGAAGAATGGATAAAAGTGTATTTGCAACCAATTTGAAGAAAGCCATGAAAGAGCATGATTTCAACCAAAAACAGTTAGCTGACATGGTTGGTGTTCCAAAGACATCAATGAGCGGTTATGTTGCTGGTAGAAACCTACCAAGACAATCAGTGATAAGAAAGCTTGAAGAAGTACTTCAGTGTGACCTTGCTGCTACTGATCATGTTGAAGAAGTACCAGTAAGTGAACTAAGAAAGATTTCAACGGCAACTGTAGCAATGATGCTTGGTACATCTGATGTGTTTGTAAGAATGGCACTTCAAAAAGGTTCAGCACCTTTTGGGTTTGCGGTGAAACATAGTAGCAAATGGTCTTACCACATTAGCCCACATCTTCTTAAAAAGTACGTTGGTGAAGAAATATTCAGCAAGTATGTCAAATAATCTAGCAACCATATCAAACAAAAAAAGGAGTAATAGAAATGTTAAGAAATGACAATGAACGTGAAGCATACGTTCAAAAACATTGGGAACTTGAATTTGAAGCTGGGAACATCAAGAAATTCAAGTGCAAGTTAAAAACAGGAGTATACGCAGTGAAGATTACATTACCTTTTCAAAAGGTGAATGAATACATTCCTGAAATGGAAAACGTAATCTATCAGTACATTGAAAAGGATGGTAAAGCAGTACCAAAGTGGTCAAACATCACACTTAATGCATTTGTTAGATGGTTGAAAGAAAACCGTGAAGACCCTGAAGTCAAAACATTATGTAGTTAGGAGATAGCAAGCATGGAAAACAAACAACTTATCTGTAAGAAGCTGGTTCCAGTGCTGCAGCTAACACGCAACCTTTATGATCTTATGGATTTAGATTATGACCCTGATAAAGAAATAGTCACTGCAACTTATGTCAATGGCAGTAAAAAAGAAATCAATGTCCGCATGGACAGTGGAACTGCCATGATTCGTGACATCATCCTTCATGCGGTGTAAGTGACTTATGTCAGTAGATTTATACCCACATCAAAAAGAAGCCTTAGATCTTACCAGTAAGCTTAACAGGGTAGCTTATTACTATGATATGGGCTTAGGCAAGACATTCATTGGCAGTGAAAAACTGATGGATATCAACAATCAAATAAACATTGTGTTATGTCAGAAGTCAAAAGTGAATGACTGGGTTGATCACTTCTACAATCACTATAACGGTATTGCAGTGATTGACCTCACAAACAAGAAGAACTATCAGGAATTCATTGATAACTACTATCTGACATCAATGAAGGTTGTAGCAGTCATTAATTATGAACTAGCCTGGAGAAGAACGGAACTTCTAAAACTTAAGGGAATAACACTGATGCTTGATGAATCATCAATGATTCAAAACGTCAAAGCAAAGAAGACAAAATTCATCATGAAACTTGATGCTGATGCAGTGATCCTTTTATCAGGAACACCAACATCAGGCAAGTATGAGAACTTATGGTCACAGTGTCACTTGCTAGGCTGGAAGATTTCATATGATGCATTTCAGACAGTCTATGTGAACTGGAAGAAGATAATGGTTGGTGGCTTTCCACAAAAGATAGTGGATAAGGCTGATCCATACAAGAATGTGGAACGCTTAAAGTCAAAGATGCGTGAACATGGTGCAGTTTTCAAGAAGACTGAAGAAGTAATTGATTTACCAGCGCAGCAGTTCATAGAAGTGAAAGTGAAGAAGAATAGCAATTATTCAAAGTTCACGAAGCAGTCATTCGTGGCATTCAAGAATCATGATCAGGAACTGGAACTGATTGGTGACACAACACTTACAAAGAAGCTATACGCAAGACAGCTATGTGGTGCATACAGTTCAGACAAGCTTCAGGCATTCAAGGATCTGATTGAATCAACAAATGAACGCTTAATAGTCTTCTACAACTTCAACAATGAACTGGAAGAACTGGTCAAGGTATGCAGTGATTGTGACAAGCCTATATCACAGGTGAATGGAAAAGTTAAAGATTTAACCGCTTATGAAGCGTATGACAATTCGGTAACACTGGTTCAATACCAAGCTGGGGCGATGGGTTTGAATCTACAAAAGTCTAATAGAATCATCTATTACACACCTTGTGAGCGTTCTGAATTGTTTGAACAAAGTAAGAAACGTATACACAGGATAGGACAGGAAAAACCCTGTTACTACTACCTGATGATATGTGAAAAAACCGTTGAAGAACAAATTTATGAAACATTAAAGAAAAGGAAGGATTATACAGATGATCTATTCAAATCGTACAAAGGAACAAATTCTTAAAAGAGTATACATTTTAGTAATTATTGGTGTTGTTGTAGGCATGGCAATTGGTGCTGGGGCTATGTACCTTGTCAAAGCCAATGACACACAAATTGCGAACTATGGAGATAGTTCAAACTGGAGAAGCAACGCAGCTATCAAGAAATGGGAATCAGCTGAGAAGTACAAGTTCAAGAAGCTTGACAGCGTAGGACTTAGCGGTGATCTTCAGGAATTCATTTACTGTATGTCAAATTCAAGTGGAATTGATTACGCATTTACACTAGGTCTTATCAAGACTGAAAGTGACTTCACGGATAATCTTGTATCTGACACTGATGATTATGGTCTATTCCAAATCAATACAGTAAATCATGAAAAACTTCAAAAGGCGCTTAAGATTAATGACTTCTTAAACCCTTATGAAAATACACGTGGTGCTATGTACATCTTAAGTCACTTATTCAAAAAATATGAAAGTCCTGAAAAAGTATTGATGGCTTACAACCTTGGTGAAACAGGTGCCAAGACGTTATGGGATAAGGGTGTATATGAAACACCATATGTTATCAAAGTAATGAATAATACAAAGCAGTTTGCAAATGAATTGAAAGGAAGTAAATAATTATGGCTTTTAATTGTAAGAACGTTGGGTGTCCAAAGGAAAAGAAAATATGCTGCTTCTTTTGTGAAGAAGTAGACACTTGTGGTGCAGCTTGTCTTGATGCATTGGAACTTGAAGAACCTTCAACTTGTCCTGATGCTGATATGTCAGTAGTTCCAAATGAACGTGAAAGATTCATGATGGAGAATGCACGTGCACTTAAGACAATCACATCAATTCTTGTTGATCAGAAGAAACAGGAAGCAAAACTTAAATCAATGCGTGAAGCTATTCAGTCTTCAATGGAAAAACATGAAATTGTCAAGTTTGAAACTGATGACATTATCATCACGTACAAACAGGCATCAACACGCAAGACATTTGATTCAACTAGATTCAAGAAAGATCATCCTGAAATGGCTGAAGAATATCAGAAGGTTTCAAATGTCAAAGCATCAATCATGGTTAAGGTTAAAGAATAGTGGCACAGGAAAAGTTATTTGAAAAACAAGTAGAACGATATCTTGCAAGCAGAGGTATCTATCAGGCTGGTACACCAGTTCAGAAGATGACAGTACAACAGCGTGGATGGTTCACAAAGATATGGGGTGGCGGTTACCAAAAAAGCGGTATACCTGACATTCTCATATGTGCCAATGGAATATTTATTGGTTGTGAACTTAAAGCATCAGGCGGTAAAGCATCTGAACTGCAAATACATAATGTCAAGGCTATCAATCAAAGCGGTGGATTTGGGATTATCTTGTATCCTGAAAAGTTTGAGCTGTTCAAAAGCCTGATAGAACTTACATTCAAGGTCGGTACCTTTGATGTGAAACCTAGACTTGTTGAAGACATCAATGAAGGGGTGTTCAAATGAGGTTTTCACACTCACGTGTAGAATCATTCAATAGCTGTCCATACAAGTACAAACTGCACTACTTGGATGATTTACACACATTACCAAATAACAACGCTGACAATGCACTATACGTGGGTACAGCGTTACACACAGGATTAGAAAAGAATGTCAATGAAGCTATCAAACAGTTCTATTCATTCTTCCCAATTGTGACTGATCAGATAGAAACTGAAGCACTGAAACTTGAACTGATGATACCAAAAGCTAAAGAACTTATTCCTGAAGGTTTTAATGAAGTGAAGATTGAAGATGAAGACTTCATTGGTTTTATTGACTTGTTAGCACCAGTGACAGGATTTCATGAAAGTGAAGTACCAAATGTCTATGACATCTATGATTTCAAGTATTCAAACAATATTGATCACTACAAGGAATCAAAGCAGCTTCATTTGTACAAGTACTTTTTTGAAAAGAATAATCCAGGTAAGAAGATAAGAAAGCTTTATTTCTTGTTTGTACCAAAGATTACATTCAAGCAAAAGAAGACTGAATCACTAGAACAGTACAGACAAAGAATCAGAGAAGAAGCAAGGAAAGTAGAACCTGCACTGGTAAAAATTGAATATGATCACACAAAAGTCATTGAATGGCTGACTGATTGCAAACATGCACTTGAATGTCAGGACTTCAAAAGAAAGCATGGCTGGTTGTGTAGATTTTGTGAATATGAAGGTTATTGCATGAAAGGAGATACATATATGCTATTACCAAAAAATGAGCGTACACAGGTTACGCAAAAGACTAAGAGAAAGATGTGGATTTACGGTAAACCGTTCAGCGGTAAGACTTATCTAGTCAATCAGTTCCCTAACTTGTTGCTATTGTCCACAGATGGTAACTACACACAGTTACCTGGTGGTATTCCACCACACATTGACATCAAGGATGTCACTACAACTGAAGGTAGAAGAACCGTTACTACTATGGGCTGGGATATGTTCAAGGATGTTATCAAAGAACTTGAAAAGAAGGATAACGATTTTGAAACAATCGTAGTGGACTTAGCTGAAGACGTTTATGAAATGTGCAGATTATGGATTTACAAGGAAATGGGAATCACACATGAATCAGATGATTCATTCAGGGCATGGGATAAGGTTACAACACAGTACCTTTCAACAATGCGTTCATTCTTCAATCTTGATTATGAAAATTTAATCATCCTTTCACATGAAGATACTTCAAGGGATATCACTAAACGTGGCGGTGACAAGATTACAGCAATAAAACCTAACTTGCGTGAAAAGGTGGCTGATAAGCTTGCCGGTATGGTTGATATCGTAGCAAGAACAATTGCTGAAGATGATGTATATACACTTAACTTCAAGCGCTCAGAAGTTGTCTTTGGTGGCGGTAGATTAACTGTAAATGAATCAGCTATTCCAACATCATATGAAAACTTAATCAGGTTATATGATGAAGCTGAAGCAAACTTAACAGGTGATAGACCTACTGAACCAGTAAAGGAAGAAGCACCTAAGAAAAGAACAAGAAAGACTGCAAAGAAAGCTGAACCACAGGAAGAAGTAACTGAAACAGTTGTTGAAGAAACACCTGATCAGGAACCAGTAGAAGTTGTGGAAGCTGAAGTAGTTGAAGAAGAAAAACCTAAAAGAACAAGAAGAACAAGAAGAACAAGAAAGGAAAGATAATCATGAAGAAGTTTATTGAAGCATTAAAGGAAGCAGGAGTTTATGACCAAATTGTTGAAATAATCGTGGATATCAGAAGTAAACATGGTGCATGGGATGCAACCGAAGGAATCACAACGATTCTGAAAATAGAAATGGTTAGAAATTCTAAGTTGATTGAGGTCTTCAGAGATGATGTTGTAGACTTAGGTTTCAAGACAGTCGGTGCAGAAATCATGAAATCAGTTGTGGATGTT